CTTATTCCGATGATGAAGACATATAATGAAGTTGCTCGTTGGATTAACCAGGGCGGGAAGAGAAAGGGTTCATTTGCTATTTACTTAGAACCATGGCATTCTGATATTTTCGAGTTTATTGATTTAAGAAAAAATCACGGGAAAGAAGAAATGAGGGCTAGAGATTTATTTCTAGCAATGTGGACCCCTAATTTGTTTATGAAACGTGTTGAAGAAGATGGAGATTGGTCATTATTTTCACCTGACGAAGCACCAGGATTATCTGATGTATATGATGACCCATATAAGTTTACACAAGAATTTACAGAATTGTATGAGAGGTATGAAAAAGAAGGAATTGCTAGAAAAGTAGTTAAAGCTAGAAAATTAATGGATGCTATTTTAACTGCTCAGATTGAAACAGGTACTCCATATATGTTATACAAGGACGCAGCGAATTATAAATCTAACCAAAAAAATCTTGGTACTATTAAATCCTCTAACCTTTGTATAACTGGTGACCAAAGAGTAGTAACAACAAAAGGATATTTAACTGCGAAAGAACTTCATGAAATGGATGAAGAATTGGAACTTTTTAATGATTCTGAAATCGTTAAATCATCTAAAATGATTAAACGTGGGGAAAATGAAGATGTGTATAAAATAACATTAGAAAATGGTATGGAACATAAAGTAACTCCATATCACGGTATACCTATCATTGATTCAAGAAATAATATAACTCGTGTTGAATGTAAAGATTTAAAAATAGGTGATAAGATACCAATTCAAACAAAAAAAGGATTATTTGGGGATGTTGATATGGTCGAAGAATCTTTTTTACTTGGTTTATATCAATCGGATGGTACACAATCACTTAATACACTTTATTTTGATATATGGGAAAATGATTTTGATTTAATAGATGAAATAGAAAAATCAGTTTCAAATCTTTATAAAAAATATGATTATACTCCGAGATATTCAAATAAAGGTGGTGAATTTATTAATTGTGAAGTTAAGTTCTCAACAGTTAAAAAGAAAAGATTAACATCACAGTTTTTTAAAAAAGATTTAAAATTTGAAAAAGGATATATTCCAAATTGGATTTGGTCATCAAATGAAAAAACACAATGGAGTTATTTAAGAGGATTATTATACGCTGATGGTACAGTACATGTTAGTAATAGTAAAGGAAACCCTATACAAATATCATATACAGATATTAATATTGATTTTTTAAAAGAATTACAAATTTTATTTAATAATTTAGGTTTACAAACATCAATTAGGTTATTGAGAAAAGAATCGTACAATTTATTACCAAATGGAAAAGGTGGAAAAAAATACTTTAAATGTAAAGATTGTTTTAGATTGATTATTGGTAATAAAAACGATGCTCTTGTTTTAAATGAAAACACGGGTTTTTTAGATAGAAAAGGTATTATATTAGAAAATAAAACGTATAGAAACAACACAAAAAAAGGTTATAAAGTCATTTCAATTGATTATGTAGGAAAAGAAGATGTTTATTGCCCAACAATTTATAATAACGAACATATTTTTATTTCACAAGGATTAAAAACATTTAATTGTAGTGAAATACTACAATTTAGTTCACCCACAGAACAAGCTGTTTGTAATTTAGCGTCCATCGCTTTACCAAAGTATATTACTGATAATGTTTTTAATCATCAATTATTATATGAATATACTTATCAAATTGTTAAAAATTTGAATAACGTCATTGACTTAAATTTTTACCCCACTGAAGAAACAAAAAGGTCTAATATGAGACATAGACCTATTGGTATTGGTGTACAAGGTTTAGCTGATGTTTTTTGTTTATTATCATTACCATTTGAAAGTAATGAAGCCGATAAACTACAAATAGAGATTTTTGAAACAATTTATTTTGCCGCATTAACATCTTCAAAAGATTTGGCTAAAGAAAATGGTCATTACGAAACATTTATTGGATCTCCACTATCTGAAGGAATTTTTCAATACCAATTATGGAATAAAAAAGACGAAGATAATAGTGGTAGATGGGATTGGAAATCATTAAGGGAAGAAATTTTAAAACATGGTGTTAGAAATTCACTTTTAGTTGCACCGATGCCCACCGCAAGCTGTTTTGTTTCTACAGGTAAAATACAAACATTAGATGGAGTAAAAACATATAGGGAAATTATGGAAATAAATAACATAAAATGGAGTAAAATTGAATTAACAAATATTCAAAAATGGATAAACTTTAAAACCCCTATAAAAGTTAATACACGAAATGGTTTTATTGAGACTGATAAGATTTTTTATAATGGACATGTTGAAACATTAAAAATTGAAATGGAAGATGGGGAGATTTTTGAATGTTCTTATAATCATAAATTTTTAATTAATAGAAACAATAATGAAATTTGGGTTAGAGCAGATGAGTTAATTGAAGGTGATGATATTGTTACAGTATAAAAAAATAATTATAGAATATAATGGGGAAACATGGCACCCTAATTATGAAAAATATGACGTTAAATGGTTAAACGAAAATTGGAAACATAAATTAATTAATAAAAATGCTGAGTATTTTGTTAATTTTGAAAAACAAAAAATAAAAACGGCAATTAATTATGGTTTTGATGTTTTGATACTTTGGTCAAGTGATTCGTTTGGATTTAATGATTCTAAAATAAGAACATTTTTAAAACAAAAAGGAATATTATGAAAATAAAAAAAATAGAAAAAAATGGTATTAAACCCACATGGGATATTGAGATACCTGAAATTCATGAATACATCACAGGTAATGGTTGTGTAAGTCATAATACTGCACAGATATTAGGAAACAATGAAGCTTTTGAACCATTCACTACAAATTTATATACGAGGAGAACATTAAGTGGTGAATTTGTAATGATAAATAAACATTTGATAAAGATGTTATTAGAAAAGAATTTATGGTCAGAAGATATAAAAAAGAAATTAATTATTGAAAATGGTTCAGTACAAAATATACCTGAAATTCCAACAGACATAAAAGAAATATTTAAAACTGTTTGGGAAATGTCACAGAAACGAATTCTTATGATGGCATCAAATCGTTCAGTTTATATTGACCAATCACAATCGTTAAATTTATTTATTGATAATGTTACAAAACAAAAATTATTAGCGGCACATATCTATGGGTGGAAACTTGGATTAAAAACGGGTATGTATTATTTAAGAACAAGGTCAGCGGTTGACCCATTAAAAGGTTTAGGTATTGACACTTCCAGTGTTAATACATTTGTAATAAAAAATGATACTAATATAATAGAACCCATTAAACCAACTGATTCATTATTTGATTGTGAAGGTTGTAGTTCGTAAATATATGGGAGGCTCCCTCAAAGTACTATACTGTCGTTAAGGCGTACCTTAAGCTTCTATGTTTTGAACATACAGGGGGCGAAGATCAAAACACATTTTATTAATAAAAACCCAACTATGTTGGGTTTTTTTATTTGACAATATTTATAAACAAATAATATAATATTTTATATGGCAAAAACATATGGTATAGATTTTCCATTTAATGAAAGTAGAAAAGGGTCTTTTTTTAATTTGACCGAAACTCCTGGTAAAGAAATTAGGGCGAATTTATTACATTTAATTTTAACTAGAAGGGGAACTAGATATTATTTACCTGATTTTGGTACGAGACTTTATGAATATATTTTTGAACCAAATGATTCGGTCACATTTCAAATGATAGAAGATGAAATTAGAACAACGGTTAAAAAATTTATTCCTAATTTAGATATAACTGAAATAAGAATAGTACAAGCAGACCAAGATACAGAGGAACTTTCAAGTGTTAGTGAAGAAAGTGATAGTAGATTATTTAGAATATCTAGTAATTCTTCAAAACCTTATACTGCTAAGGTTAGAATTGATTATGATATTAATAACGAACCATTTAGTTCATCAGATTTTATAATTATTAATATATAATATGGGAAAGAAAATTTCATACGCGACTAGAGATTTCGCGGGACTAAGACAAGAATTAGTTAATCTAACTAAACAATATTATCCTGATTTAGTTGCTAATACTAATGATGCGTCTATTTATTCTGTTTTATTAGATTTAAATGCAGCAGTTGCTGATAATTTACATTTCCATATTGATAGAGTTTGGCAAGAAACTATATTGGATTTTGCTCAACAAAGACAATCATTATATCATATTGCAAAAACATATGGATTAAAAATCCCTGGAAATAGACCATCTGTTGCATTATGTGATTTTTCAATAAATGTACCAATTAGAGGTGATAAAGAAGATGAAAGATATTTAGGTGTGATAAAATCAGGTGCTCAAGTTTCAGGTGGAGGACAATCTTTTGAAACATTAGAAGATATCGATTTTTCAAATCCGTTCAATAATAAAGGGGAACCAAATAGATTAAAGATACCAAATTTTGATGGTAATAATACACTAATATCTTATACAATAATAAAAAGAGAACCGGTTATAAATGGTGTAACAAGAATTTTTAGAAAAGTTATTACTGAAGTTGACCAAAAAGCATTTTTAAAAATTTATTTACCGGAACAAAATATTTTAGGTGTAACCTCTATTATCCATAAAGATGGAACTTCATTTGGTGGTAATCCAACAAATTCAGAATTTTTAGATATTACAAATAAATGGTATGAAGTTAAATCGTTAGTACAAGATAAAGTATTCATATTTGACCCAACTAGTGTTTCAGATACCGATAATTTTAAAGCAGGAAAATATATTAGTGTAACAAATAAATTTATTACAGAATACACACCTGAAAATTATTTTTATTTAACTTTTGGAAGTGGTAATGTTGACCCTATAAGTAATTTAGATGATTATATGACAGGTTCAATGAAAGTTAATCTAAGTACCTATTTAAATAATATGTCTTTAGGTATGATACCTAAAGTAGGAACTACTTTATTTATAAAATATAGAATTGGTGGTGGTAAAGACACTAATCTTGGTGTTAATGTTATTACTAGTATTGATGATGTTGATTTTGTTATAAATGGACCAAATACATCAATCAATACTCAAGTTTCACAGTCATTAATTGTTACAAATATTACACCGGCTGTTGGTGGTGCAGATATTCCTTCGATAGATGAGATTAGAAATATGATTGGATACAATTTTGCTGCACAAAATAGGGCGGTAACATTAAATGATTATAAATCATTAATAGAAACGATGCCGTCAACGTTTGGAGCACCGGCAAAGGTTAATGTTATGGAAGAAGATAATAAGATAAAAATAAAACTATTATCTTATGACCAAAATGGT